ACCGGTGCCGATCCGTAATGGCTTTCGATGTTGGTCCGAAATTCCTGATCGTTCTCATCATACGCGGCGGATCGCAGACCATCCAAATAACCGATGGCTTCATCCTTTCCAGCGATGCTGATCGTCTCACCGAGTAGTGCGAACTTGTAAAACGTATCGCCTTCCAATTTTACCGGCGAACGACCACGAACACGGTCCTTTTCGATAGCCTTTTTGATGCGATCTGTTTCCGCAATGAAAGCATCAACAGCTTCATTTCTGCGCTCGACGTACTTCCTGAAAAGTTCCATCCCATTCGACATTTATTTGTCTCCAAGCTTTCATTACCGATAAATAAGCGAAAGCCTAATTGCGAGACAATTTCAAGTGAAAATTACATTTCAGTTCCCCAACGGTTACGCGGCAGAGATGACCGCTGCCAAAGAACAAAACGACTTCGAAGGATGGGTGAACGCTAAGTTTGCGGACCGTATTCGACTGCTTATCACCGATGATTTCACGTTCGATATCCATGACGACCACTTCGTCGTTCATTTCGCAGACAGTGGAGATGGTGTCGCGTTCATGGCCCTGATCGGAGGAAGAGAGCTCGATGAGTAATATCGAAGACGAACTCGGCCCACTGCCTGAGTTCAACAAGCGCAAGAAGCGAACACGTACCGTTTCTCCGGAAGAGCGCGCCAAGAAGCAGTCCCCGGAATTCCGCGAACATCTAAAGAGTATCGGTTTTAAGAAAGGCCAAGCCAAGGTTGGCGGTCGGATTGCGACCCCCAAGGAAACGAAAGAGTTCCTGTCAGACAAGGGCGTTGATGCGGCCAAGATGATGTGGGAGTTGGCAACCGATCCGGACGTTAAGGACGATACCCGCCGCAAGGCACTGGAATACATCCTGTCGATTTCTGTGTCTCGTGCGCCAACGCAATCTGAAGTTAAGGTCGATCATAACTACAACATTTCGAACATGCTGCTTGAAGCTCAACGGATGGCTTCAAATCCGATTATCGACGTAACGCCCGTGCCGAAAACGATTGAGGGTGGTACTGATTAATGGAAAGTTTGATCGCCGCAATTGCGTGCTTCTTGAAGACGCATGCGGGCGTCCTGTTTGGCGGATTCGCTGGCGGGTTTATACGAAGTGTGCTCGCCAAGACTGGGACAAAAACTGAGAAGCTGTTTGGTGGTTTTGTAGCATGTCTCGTGTCGTACTACATGACCCCGATCGTCGTGATGTTGATCGGCGCGACTATTCCAGCTTCGTCCATTAGTTTCATCATCGGCATCCTTTCGATGTCCTTATGCGAAGCGTTGATTTCTTTAGGCCGGGACTACCAGAAACACCCAGGAAAATTGAAGGCGGATATCCGGGCAATCCTACTCCGGGTTCTGGCAGCGAGAGACGACACGAAGTAAGCAGAAAACGGCCTGCCGATAAATATTGGCATGTCAGACAAAAATCACAAGGACGCCGAACATTTTCAGGCGCTAATCAATCTCTATCGCAGCGATGTAGCTATCTTTTCGTCATCTGTTCTGGGTGTCCATCTCACCCCGAAACAGTGCGAGATCGCTGAAGCTTTTCGGACCAATCGCACGATCAGCGTGAAGGCTTCTGTGGGTCTGGGGAAGACCGCTGTCCTTGCCGTTTTGGTGTGGTGGGGCTTGTGTACCCATGACGAACTACAGTGGACGGTCTTCGCGCCAAGCGAGGGGACAATTCGGAGCACGGTCTGGAAAGAGCTTCATCGATACCACGACAATATGGTCGAACCCTTCAAAGGGATGTTCGATGTTGCTGCTCAGCGCATCAGCCGGAAAATCAATCCTTCCACCTGTTTTGCTGAATACAGACTGGCATCGGCTGAGAACATTTCAGCCGCTCGTGGCATTCATTCCCGCAACAACTTTTGCGCAGTAGACGAGGCCACTGGTGTGCCTGACGTTGTATTCACTGACGCTTTGGTCAACATTCTCTCAGATGAGAATGCCAAGCTAATATTGATCTCGAATCCATCAAGCTCGCAAGGGTTCTTTGCCCGGACATGGCTTGATCCGGAGATGTCGGACAAATGGGCCAAGGTCCACGGTTCGTATCGCGACAAGTACGGCTTCAAGCAAGAGGATCTGGAGCTACAGGCCGCTGTCTACGGTGGTCCAACAAGCCGTGCGTATCGGGTCTACATTGAGGGCGAATTTCCACTTTCGGATGAGGAAGGGCTTATCCCGCTAAACCTCATCGATATCGCCGTACGCAACGAAGATGCGGTCCCGGCTGAAAACGTGCCGATCATTTGGGGCGTCGATCCGGCTGGTGCTGGTAAGGACACGTCCGTTCTTTGTATTCGCCACGATAACAAGGTTCTCGACTTCAAGGAATGGCAGGGTCTCGACCCGACCCAACTCAGCTACAAGATCCGCGACCTTTATCATTCAACGCCGAAGCCGCTTCGGCCTGTCGTCATCGCGATCGATAGCACGGGTCTTGGTAACGGTGTCTGGTCTAACCTGAAGGATTTTGGCCTTCCGACTTACAACGTCATCTTTGCCGGAACGCCCACCAGAAACCCAGAAAAATACTCCCGAATGCGAGACCAGATCTATTGGGAAACCCGCGATTGGCTTGCGACCGAGAACGTCTCAATACCCAACAATGCCCGGCTTGTCGAAGAGCTTGCCGCCTTCAAATACGACGATGCCAACGGCAAAATCAAAGTCGAAGACAAGAAGCTGGTGAAGAAACGTATCGGCAGATCCCCGGATTATTTTGACGCGCTCGCGATGACGTTCGCCGTTTCGACGACCCGTTATTCCAGCAAGTACAATTGGTCGAAGCCGATCCAGTACGACTATCTCGCCACTTTGGAGTGACGAAGGCCAACGTCTCAGATCGCTAAATATGGAAAACCTCAATGAGATTTTCCAGAAAGATGACTGATGAAGAAGAGTCCATTCTTAGGACTATTACCCCTCAACTGAAAGCCGCCGTGACTTGGTCAAATAGCAATATCGCTGAAAAACAGGCACAGGCGTTGCGCCACTACAAGCGCGAACCGCTGGCTGGCGACGAGAAATTGCGAGGGAAATCCCGCTGGATCAGTCCCAAGATTCAACAGCATGTCGATTGGCTCAGCGGTCAGCTATTCCGTATTTTCGACGCGCCGGAAAGCGTGGTCGAATTTTGCGGCATCGGCCCTGAAGACGAAGCGATCGCCAAGCAACAGACCGATGTTGTGAACTGGATTTTGCGGACCAAGAACAGCCACGGTGCCTATCTCCAGCCGTGGATTCAAAATGGCCTTCTCACCGGCTTGGGTGTCATCACCGCTGAATTCGATATCCAGACGGAAGAGTCGCTGCCCCGGATGCTGAAAGGTGTCCCGAATGAAATGCTGGTTGCCCTGAACGAACAGGAAGAAGCCGGTCAGATCATCATCGAGGAAGTTGGCAGGGCTCGGACGATTCCAGGGCCTATGGGTCCAATCGAGACCCGCGACCTCAAGATCCGCACCATCAAGCGCATTCCCCGCTTTCAGATCCTACCCGTTGCCCCGGAAGATTTCGTCGTTTCCAAGGACGCCAAGTTCGATCCGGAGAACGGCACTATTGCTGCTCGCATCCAAGGCCACCGCAAACTTGTCACCCGTGGCGACCTTCTCGATATGGGCTTCGACAAGGAGAAGGTGAACGCCCTACCCGCCGCATCTGACAAGACAGACGGTATTGCCCTTGAGCGGTCGAAAGACATGGCGGGTGAACAGGGTGTTGGACCGGACGATGTCGAGACATTTGTGATCTATACCCGCGCCAAGCTCGGCAACGATAAGAAGACGAGACATTGGCGTCTCACCATCGGCGGCAGCATTGATGCTAACCCGGTCTTGCTCGATTACACTGAAGTCACCAAGATCGCGCCTTATGCGGCCTTCGCGCCGTTTCCGATTGCCAATACGCTCTTCTCGACTGGCGTGGCTGATCGGCTTGTTGACGACCATATTCTGATCACAAGGATGTACCGCAACGTTCTCGATAACCTTGCCGAACACGTCAATCCGATCAAGATCGCCAATCCTGACACCGTTTCGCTCGATGACCTTTTGAACCCTCACGCCGGTAAGATCGTTCGTTCGACCGATCCGACCGGTGGCATCAGCTTCAATTCGGTCCCGTTTGTTGGGGCGGACGCCATCCCTGTCATCGACCAGCTTAGTCAGTCGCTCGAATACTCGACAGGCACTGGTCCGACGATGATCGGTGTAAACGCGGAAGATTTCCAGCGCACATCGGCCACGGCGGCTAACCTCCGATCGAATGCGTCTCAGCTTCTCATCGAAATGATCTCGCGGTTCTTCGCTGAGACCGGCTATCGGGCATTGGTCAAGATTGTTGTCGATCTGCTTATCCAGAAGCCAGATGAAGCCGCTGAGCTGATCAGCCGTTTGACCAACGCCGAAGCCATTCCGCTCGATGAATTTTCTACCGATTTCGATCTGGCTACATCCGTCGCCTTCGGTGTGATGTCGCGTGATCAGAGCCAAGCTCAGCTTACCAACCTGCTCGCACAACAGTACCAAGCTCTTCAAGCCGGTCTGCCGGTCGTCAACGCGCAAGGCATCTATTCGACGCTTTCGAAGCTTGTCGAAGGTCAGGGCCTGAAGAACACCGCACCATTCTTGGTCGATCCTTCCACACTGCCACCCGCCCCGCCACCGCCGCCACCTGTCGATCCTAACGCTGGACTTATCGAAGTCGAGACGGCCAAGGCTCAGTTGAAGGCTCAGAGCGATGAAGCAGACCGCCAATTCCAAATGGCCAAGGCCCGGATGGATGACGACCGCCTTCGCGACCAGATGGCCCAAGACTTCGAACTGAAACGGGCTGAGATCGAAGCCAAGTACGCGGCACAAGTCCAGATCGAACGGCTCAAGCTTGAACAGAACGCGCCACGCGATCCCATGGGGACCATTATCCAATGAATGAAGTCACAGTCTCCCGCGCAAATGCCGCAAAACGCCTACAGGGCAACGCCGATTTTCTGGAAATAACTGCCGCTATCGAAGCCGACATTTTCGCGTCGTTCCGCAAGGTGAATATCAACGATAGCGAGAATCTGGCGACAGTTCACGCGCTATCTCACGGCTTGAAACTGCTAAATGATCGTTTGTCTAAATATATCGACGCCGCGAATTACGAAGCCAGTGCCGAACAATTATTTGACGAATAACGTCTGAAACTCGGTCTTTGAGCATCGGAATCCGCTATATACAACAACAAGATTTGGATGACGAATTAAATGGAAACTGAAGCAACAATCCCGGAAATGGGAACTGCGATTGATGATGTAGACGCGGTCGATCGTATCGCCGCACTTTTGGACATGCCGGACGACGCCTCTGAAAATTCAGAACAAGCAGCAGCCGAAAATGTTGAGGAACCAGTAGCCGATGAAGCTGCTGAAACACCAGATACCGAAGAAACGTATTTTGATATCGATGGCAATCAAGTCAGCCTTACCGAAGTCCGAGCTTCATATCTGCGTCAAGCTGATTACACGAAAAAGACTCAGGAACTTGCTGAACAGCGTAAGGTCTATCAAGAAGCTCAGTTCGATAAAAACCAATTGCGAATGGAAGCCCTTCAGGGAATCGAAGTCCTTAAGCAGCAAATGGCAATCGAATTTCAGCAGCTTGAAATGCCTAACTGGGACGAACTGCTCCGCGACGATCCGCACCAATTTTTGCTTGAACAGCAGAAGTGGCAGAAGCGGGAAGCCGCCGTAAAGCAGATGTTTGATGCCGAACAGGCCCTTCGTACCAAACAGAAAGAGTACGAGGATGAACAGCATCAAGCTCAGTTGCGCGAAAGCCAGCAGATGTTTTTGACGAAGTATCCCGAAATGAAGGATACGAGTAAATCGGCGGAAGCCCTTGGCGAGATCACGCAATTGCTGATCGACAATGGCTTTTCAAGAGAAGAGATCCAAGGCGTTTCTGACTACCGTATTGTTGCGATTCTCTATGAGCTTAGCAAAGCAATGAAGGCTCATAAGGCAATTCCCGGTGTGGTTCAGAAGATGGAGCAAAAGCCTGTCATCAGTCAGAAGCAGAGTTCTACCAAGGCAAGCGATGCTTACACCCGCGATCTCTCAAAATTCAACAAGACCCGCAAAGGTGATGATGCCATCGCGCTCATTTCTCGACTGCTTTAACAACTGAATTGGCGGACAGAAAGCCGCCCAAAACCAAGAGGTTAAACACCCAAATGCCTACTCTCATTACTCAGAATGCTGCTCACGTCCGCGAAGATCTTGGCGATATCATCTCGATGATCAGCCCGGAAGAAACTCCGTTCACTTCGGCTATTGGCAAGTCCAAGGCTACTCAGAAGACCCACGAATGGCTTCGTGATGAGCTTGCTGCCGTCAATAAGGACAACGCCGCTGCTGAAGGTGCTGATGCTGCTGACTCAACGCTGATCACCCCTACCCGCCTGTCCAACCAGACCCAGATCTTCACCAAGACTGTTGCCGTCTCGAATACGTTCGAAGCTACCAACACGGCTGGTGGTAAGTCTGAGATCGCCAAGCAGATCATGAAGGCTGGTAAGGAACTCAAGCGAGATCAGGAAGCTGCCTTCCTTTCGGCCAACCCGTCCGTCGCTACTGGCGCTCGTAAGCTCGGTGGTGCTGAAGCTTGGATCAAGACCAACGCGCTTCACGGTACTGGCGGCGCAACTGCTGGCTTCTCCGGCGGTGTTGTCGGTGCCGTCACCGCTGGTACGGCTCGTGCGTTTACCGAAGCTATGCTTCTTACGTCGCTCCAGAATGCCTATATCGCTGGTGGTAACGTCACAACGATTATCGCTTCCCCTGTCCTAAAGGCCAAGATTGGCACCTTCACCGGTGGCGCTCAGAAGCAAGCAGTTGCGGACGGCAAGAAGACAATCTTTGCGGGTGTCGAGATCTACAACGGCGACTTCGGCCGACAGGACGTGGTCGCGTCGCGTTTCATGTCCACCTCGACGGTCATCGCATTTGATGAAGATCTTTGGAAGGTTGCTGTCCTTCGCGGCGTTACCAAGAACGAACTGGCCAAGACCGGCGATGCTACCAAGTATCAGCTTGTCACGGAAGTCACGCTGGAAAGCCTCAACGAAAGCGGCAACGCGAAGATCGCTGACCTGAACGGCTGATAAGAAAAACAAATTCAGGACCAAACTTGAGGCTCGGCAGTAAATCGCCGGGCCTTTTCTCTGCCCGCTGCTCAGTAGGTTGCGTGTCCGTTTCTCCTAAATATTCCCATTAGACCAATGGGGATTACATGTCCGATCTCAACCTTTTTGCCGGTGATCTGATCACGCACGGCACCTTCCTTTTTGAAGAAACGCCCGAATACAAAGTCTGGATCACTCGCGATGGCGACAAGCTCGTTATCACGACCGAATATAATGACGACCTAATCAAAGCACTGCTGGACCAGAACCAGAAAGAGGCGAATGCCTTCAGCGCAACCGGCTCGCATGGTGATCTGGTGAAGGTCGCGAGCATTCCAACCGGCCTGTACTACGACTGGCAGCGTCAGGGCATCACGCAAGACCCCGTCGCGATGGCTCGACGTCTCAATGACAGCGACTACTCGAAGTTTCGTACCAACTCGTGGAGTCTTTGATCCATGACCTACGATGAACTGCTTTACACCATCAATGATTTCGTGATCCGTCCAGATGCCCCTATCGAGAGCTTCATTCGTCGTGCCGAAACATATCTCCGGACGGTGACAAAGCATTACCTTGCTGAGAAGTCGCTGGTTCTTCCGGTCGTCTCAGGCACCGTTCTGTTGCCGCTCGACTTCATTGAGATCCGCGTCATCACCGGCAAGAAGCTCTACAAACCAGTCGCCGTTCAAGCCGCCACCCTGTTCGACGGTGAGATCGGCTATTACCGTGAAGGCAATAAGCTGGTTCTGGTCGGTGAAGAGCCGGACGCGACAGTCTCGGTTCTGTATTGGGCAGCTTTCCCAGACCTGACATCCAGCCAGACCAATTGGCTGTTCGATCGTCATCCGAACGTATATGTCGCCGCGATCCTGAAGGAATTCCATCGGTGGCAGACCAATGCCGAAGGTGTCCAGATTGAAGCACAGGCGCTTCAGGAAGCTTTGGCGATTGTAGCTGAAGATGATCGTCGTGGACGGCAGTCAGGACCATTGATCTTAGGTGCCGCGACATGGCAGTGATCGACATTCCACTGAACAGCTTCACGCCCGATCTTCCAGCACTCAACAATCCCGGTTTGGTTCGTGCCCACAACGCGACAGCCGGTCGTGGTGCCACACAAGGATCAGTCACCCTTTATCCGCTCAAGTCGGCATCGCTGTACTCGGATACGGCCATGGAGTCGCGTCCGCGTGGTTCGGCCATTGGCCAAGACAAGGACGGCAATGCTCGTGTCTACGCCGGATCGGCAGCGAAGCTCTACAAGCTCGCACCATCCACACGGCTATGGACCGATGTCAGTCGAACCGCTGGTTACACGACAGGCGGCAACGAACGATGGAAGTTCATTGAGTTCGGAAATCTACAGATCGGCACCAACTTCAACGACGCCCCTCAATACATCAACATGAACGTCGATGAAAAGTACGGGGATCTGACAACACTGGTAAAAGGCCGTCATATCAACACTCACAAGGGTTTTGTTATCCTCGGAAACACCTTCGACGCGTTGGACGGTGCTGTTCCATACCGGGTGCGCTGGTCGGGAATCGAGAGCCCATCGGACTTCAACTACAGCGTCAGCACCCAAGCAGATTTCCAGGATATCCAAGGCTACGGAGGTATCACCGGCATTGTGACCGACGACGCTTGTTACGTCCTACTTCAACGCGGCATCGTTCAGATGACATACATCGGCGCACCCTACGTATTCTCGTTTACCGAACGATCCTCGAAAGGCTGCTCAGT